TCACGCGTTTTCAACCAAGGCCTTGTCCTTGGGGTGGCGTACACGGGCAGGATAGACCGCACAGCCGTAATGTTCGGCAAAGGCAGTGAAATCGTCATTGATGACGGGCTCGTTGCGGTCGCTTCGTGTGACGGCCGCTTTCAGATTGTCGGGGACTATTGCCGCCGGAGCCCCTTCAAAATACAGCATGGCATCCTCGCATCCCTTGATCAGGTCTTCCTTGCGTTGCGACCATACGGCCTCACAGTAGGTGTAATGACTGAACAGAAGGATGGCAACAAAGACTTCGGCCTTTTTTGTCTGGCCGGTCATCTCATCAACTACTTCAAGCCTGTCACCGGCAAAGTCAACGTACATCTGGTCTGCGGCATAGTGCCCGACATGGCCGACGACCTTGACGTGAAACTTATACTCACGGACGGCCCGCTTGAAGGAAGACAGCTGCAAACCGTCAGGATACTCCTTGAACAGCTTCCTTACGCTCATCCCCTTGCGTGTCAGGCGGGAAACATATCCGGGAAGCAGGGCCTCCAGCTCAGCCCTTCTTGGGGACGGCTCCCGACGACGGGAATCCCCACAGCCAAACAGCCCGTGCAACTGCTCCTCGGAGAGGGACAGAAGCCGGTCAATACTCTTGCCGCTTGAAAGAAACAAGTGGACATACTTGCGGATTGTGCTACGGGAAGCGTGAAACGTGGCTGCCGTTTCCTTGATTCCCATCCCGGCCGCATAACACCTTAAAATGCTTTTGATTCTTTTGTTCATTTGTATAGATTTTATTGTTACCCGCTACACCAGGACTCGGGTATGCAAATCTACACAAAAAACGCTGACAATACTAGTATTAAGTGGTCAATATTATTTGAGCCAAAAGGGGCAACCGTATTGAGGCCAAAGTTGGCAAATCCTGTTTGCCCAAAAGGGTCAAAGTTGAGTGGCTTTTCCAGTCGGCTCCTAATGTTCTTTTTTCCATTGTCGGGGTGGTTTAATGATTATTTTCTGAGATTGTTAATAGTAAAGAGAAAGTGGTTTTGGAAAGACTTGCTACATGCTTGGCATAAAAAGAACAACCGCTACGCGGTAGCAGGTGGCGTGCTTTTCTCCAAACCCGTTTCTGTTTGGCTATAATACGAATCCGCGTTCAATGTTTATTTCTCCACGCCTTTGTTATTCGCCCGATATACTCGTGGTGAATGCCGTCGCGGAAGATGCTGTAGAAGTCTTTCACCAGCGGGTCTTTGATGTTTTCGGCCTTAAACTGCGCGCCATACATCACACGGCATTCGATAACCATGTCGGCTTCGGCATAATAAGGCGTGCCCTTGTCGGTGTATTTCACGTGCAGCCCCAGCGCTTTGGCCTTATCGCCGTCGCGTCCGCTGTGTCGCCCCATGTATTCGAGCACGTCGTCGTTCTTGAAACTCATCACCGTGAAGTAGTCGTTGTTGTCCATAAAGGGGCGCGTGTGGCGCTTGTCGGCCACGTAAACGGTGAGCGAGGGGTTGAACCAATGGATGCCCAGACTTATCCAGCCGATGGTCATGGCGTTGCTCCCGTCTTTGTTGCCGGCGCAGAGCAGCAGCGGATTGTCGAACAGGCCGCCCCTTCGCTTCTCTCCTCAACGGGAGGCATGTCATAAACAGTTTCATTCATATCATCGTTTTTATTGCCAATTTTCAATAGCTCCCCTTCCTACAAAGGAGGGTAGAGGGGAGACTTCCTCCCACCCTGTCTTTTTTATTCCATGTCCTTGATGGAATACGGTGCATTGCCGTTTTCTGGCTTGAGCACGTTCAACTGACATTCGATCTTCGCCACCTCTTTGAGTGAGAGCTTTCCGCCGAGGTTCGAGATCAACGTGCCGTTGGCAATTTCAATCTTCTTGCCGGCCGGTGTTTCGATCGTCCACGGCCCATTGAGCTGTATCAAATCTTTGGGTGCCTCCCAACCGATGGCTTTGTCGTCCGGATCGGCAGCCTGCTTTTTAAGCAACTTACCGCCCAGCAGCAGCACGAGGTTGGCATAATTCAACTGTATCATGTTGAATTTCGGAGCGATCGTTCCGTTGCTCTGGGGCAACGTCATCACGGGTGCATCCGGCACCTGCTCTGCATTGATGTCCACGCTCTCGGGCTGCTTGCCGTTGAAATCAAAGGAGTCTTTTTCGATCCAACCCACTTCTTTGGTGCCGAATGAGAGTTTCGACAGACCGTACAAAAAATTCTTGTTTACATTTACTGCCATAGTTTTCGCTTTTTAATATTTGTGAATACGATTGTTGTTATTATCCCTATCAGAATGCCCAGAAAGAATACTTTCCCAAAAAGGGCGCCCATCTCGGAGATTTTCTCTTTTTGCATATGGGCGGAGCGCTCCGTCTGTGCGTATTTCCGCTGCCAGCGGGCAGAGGTTTCCATATAGTACTCGCAGAGTTGTTGCAGACTGTCGCAGGTGGCATATACCACGATATTGCCGGACCTGTCCTTTTTAAGTTCTACAGCCGCCCGCCCTTTCCTGCTGCGGAATGCTGCGCTGTTCGGCAGCTGCCGCAGTCTGTCCGGACTGACCGTCAGCCGCACCGTGTCCGCAGGGATGCTCTCCCTCCGCACCATTCTTATCGTCTGCGCGGTGCTGTCCCTTGCCGTGGATACGTTTGTCTGCACCATGCTTTCCGCGGTCAGCCTCTTCGTCGAGCGACAGCTCGCCGCTGACAGGACAAGCAGCCCGATGAGGACACAGCTGGATAGCTTCGATAGCCCGCGACAGACGGTTGAGGGCACGGCGCGTCTTGTCATTCTCGTTCCTGAATTCTTCAATCTTCTCATAGTTCTCTTTGTTTTGTCGCTGCAGGCTGATCAGCTCCTCACTCACCATGTCATACATCTGTTTGTAGGTATCTTCCACTTTCTTCTTTTCCTCGACGGCACGCAACCGACGGTTAGCTACCCACGCTATCGCCGCACCGATGCCGCCCGAAGGGATGGCCCATTGCAAGATCTGTAATATACTATCCATCGTCATTTTGTTTTTACCTATTTTTACGTCCTTATTCCTATTTCGTGCAGCCATTTTGCGACATCGAAGCACGGACAGGCCTTACAAGAGTTCATGGCATGGTGTCCCACGATGCGGATTTGCGGGAAACGCCGGTGGAAATCCGTAACATAACGTTTCAGGGCTTCCCGCTGCGCTTCCGTCCGCGTGTCCTCGGGCGTTTTGCCGTCGGAAGCCGTGCCGCCCACATAGACGATATGCCGGCTCACGGAGTTGTACCCCTTGGCGCCGTTGGTCACCTCCCACGGATCGACAGCGGCATCCTCGTTGTTCTTCACGAGCCGTTCCACGCGGCCGTCCAAATGGATCATGTCCGTGTATCCCACCTGTTTCCATCCGCGGCCGCCCTTACCGACGGGGGAGGTGTGCCAGCACCGTATATCTTCGGCGCTGACTTCCCTACCTTCCGGAGTTGCCGTGCAATGGATGACGAGGTATTGCATCGTAGCCATTTACGCATCCTTATACCCGCTTCTCATAACGACACCTGCGTCAGTTTTTTTGAACATACAAATGAAGTAGTGGCGGAAATTGATTTTATTACGCTGATATTCCGGATCATTCGTGGCTTCGCTGTAATACATCTTTGTAGATCCGGTCGCCTTGAACACACGCTTAGTATAGAAAGCAAACGAACAATTGAATTCCTTTGCCCCGGCAGCGCTGCCGACATCTTTCTTCTTGCCGGCTTCCGTATACACGGGAGTGTTGATATATTCGTAGATGTCGAAGCCGTACAGGCGAGCTATCTTACCCTCCGCCTGATTGAGATTATACTGCTCCTTGAATTTCTGATCTACCATCAGCAGATCGTTTACATGGTCCATACAAAGGACCAGACGACGATCTTTAGCAGGAACTTTTAATTTGTCGAGTTCCTTTTTCATTCTGACTATATCGGCCGGAACGAGGCGCAATCGTCCTGTCTCCGCGTCACGTTCACCCGATGTTACGAGCACGGGCGTCTTTGCCGAATGTTCCTTGGCGCACAAGGCATGGGCGGCTTTGGTGAACTTCCCGTCTGAGATGGAGTCAGAATGGCTCTCTTTTACGCGCGACATCTTGTCATAGCTTACTGCATGCAGTTCATCGTCCGTGATGGGCGTTACTTTCGTTTGGAACTTGTCGAGCTTGATGGCAATATCCTTATCGTCGAGCGCCTGCAGGGGTATCGGATAGGTCGTGTTATTGATCAGCACATCCGGATCGACGCCTACCTCTACCAGATGTATGACATCGTTGTCAACCAACGACGAGGCATCGGGAATACCGTCAAGAAATGAACCTTCAAGACCGCCGCGCAGGGCTTTTACAAGCTCTCCCGTCCATATTTCTTTCAATACTCCTGCACGCAAAATACCGTTTTCAACGGGCAGCAAGCCCGCGCCTGCCGCCATAACGTTCAGCGTCACTGCAACCGCCAAACCGCTCACGCCGAGAGCGTTGCCGATCAGCATACCGATGGCGCAATTGAATAATACTGCGCTAAGCAGTTTTACAACATTTCTTTTCATCTCTTATTATTTTTGACTTGAATTAACTTGATAATGTATAATGTGTTCAGATTTCACACTCCATACCGTATTCGGCCTTATAAAGGCGCTTGTACTCTTCGGGCTGCTTTTCTTTTAGCTCCTCCCATTTCTCACCGGGCACCTCGCTCAATTTCGTGTAGGTCGCCTTTTGGTTTCCTGTAGGAGCGCCGCCCTGATGGCCGAGTATCGCACTGAGCTTCACCTGCGGGGACATAGCACTAAAAATCCTTTCGAGTTCTTCTACGCCGATCTTCTTGCCGAGTTCGACGAACTGCTCTTTCTTTTCCTCACCGATACGTTTTTCAGATACGGCTTTCTCTACGGCTGCCGTAATACGCGCGGCCTGTAAAGTGTCATTTTCTTTCTGCAGTTTTTCATTTTCTTCTTTCGCTGCCTTAAGCTCCGTCAGTTTGGCATTGATCTGTTCCTCCGTTGCCGTCTCCGGCAGGCCCAACTGCAAGGCCACTACTTTCTGTTCCATTTCTTTTTGTTTTTTTGGTTTATTTAATAACGGCAGACAGCATTCGCCATCCTTGCCGAGGTTTATCACTTTTCCGTCGCGCCGCAAGACAATAGCGTCGTCATTGGCGCCGATATCCACCAAGGATACTTCTGTCAGTTTGCTCTTCGTAATAGTCGGGCGTGTCTGTCCTTCTACAAGGTATTTCTTTTCTTCGCTCGTTGCCAAAATATCGATACCGACGCTGACCATACGCAGCGAACCGAACTCGAATTGCTTCTTGCTGCGCCGGCTTATCTCTGAGGCTTCGTCGAACACCGGCTCGCCGGTCAGTTCGCCGTCCTCTATTTTCAGGTCTTTCAAAAAACCGATCACATTGCCGCGCTCGTGCATGTATAGCAATACTGGGTTACGGTTATACTGCTCTATATTCATGCCGGAGGTCAGTACCCGAAAACCGTAGCTGTTCAAACTGTCGTTTGTAATACGTACTCTTTTGTTCATTGCGTTATGATTTTTGATGCAATATTACAAGCTAATTCTCTGAATGCCAAATAAGTGTGCAATGGTTGCACACTTCTACGCAAGCATTGCACACTTATTTCGCATTCTCGCTCAAATACGCCATCTTTGCATACGGTTTTACGAATTTTATCATATATTATTTTTTATGAATAAGACAGAAATAGAAAAGAAAAAATCGCTGGCGAGAGTTTTGTACCTCTCCGGTATGGAGCAGACGGAAATCGCCGACAAGACAGGTGTTTCTCGCGTCACCGTCTCCAAATGGTGCACCTCCGAGGGATGGAAGGAGGCGCGCGCCGCAAAGAACATCTCACGCCCTGAACTGGTGAACAAACTCCTGCTTACCATCGACGGCCTGATAGAGAGCGTTAATAAGTCGGAGGACCCGACACTCATCGGCTCGCTGGCCGACAAGCTCTCAAAGCTCTCGGCAACGATAGAGAAGCTCGACAAGAAGGCAAACGTCATCGACGCTATTGAGGTCTTTATGGCTTTCAATCGCTGGATACAGGATCAGGCTTCCTATGATCCGGAAATCACCCCTGAGCTTATCAAAGCCATCAACAAGTACCAGAACAAGTTCCTCATGGAGCGCATGCAAAACCCGTCCACATTATAATAATAGTAGATGGCAACAATATCGGAGCTCAAGAAGATACAGCAGGAGTGGCAGGAACACTGCCGGCAGATACAGAGCATTACGGACACGAAAAGTCTTGTCCGCGAGAGCTCCGTACAGAAAGAACAGCGCATACGCTACTTGCAGAAAGATTATGCCGCTTTCTGCGAGTACTATTTTCCGCACTTCCTGCAGCTGCGCGACAAGGTCACGGGAGAAGTTATCCGTATCGTGCACAATGCACCGTTCCACAACGCCGCAGCACTAAAGGTGAAGAATACGCCTAATTTAAAAGCGGTGTTCAAATGGCCACGAGGGCATGCCAAATCAACGCACATGGACATTTTTACACCATTGTGGCTCATGTTCCAGCCCAAGCGACTCATTGATTTCATGGTCGTTGTCGGCAAGTCCGAGGACAGTGCAAACCGACTCCTCGGAGACATTCAGGCGGAACTCCAGTACAACAAGCGCATCATCGCCGATTTTGGGAAACAGATGTCGATGGGCGACTGGACGGAAGGGGAGTTCACCACCAAGGACGGGGTGCATTTCCTCGCTTGCGGTCGTGGGCAGTCGCCACGCGGTCTCCGCAAGCGTGAGGCACGCCCGGACTATATTGTTATTGACGACCTTGATGATGACGAACTCTGTCGCAACGAACGCCGCGTGCGTGAACTCACAGACTGGGTGAAGGAAGCCCTCTTCGGCGCGCTCGATGTCGGCCGCGGCCGCTTCATCATGGTCGGCAACCTGATCTCGAAGACCTCGGTGCTGGCCAATATCTGCAAGACAAAGGGCGTGCATGTCTCAACCATATATGCCGTGGATAATGAGGGCAATCCCGTATGGCGAGAGAAGTGGACAAAGCAAGAAGCCCGCGAATATGCCGACTTTGTAGGCTACCGGGCATGGAACAAGGAGATGATGCACAACCCTATCGTCGAAGGTACGATCTTCCGGCAGAAATGGATACGTTGGGCAAAACGACCGGCATGGAGGGAGTTCGACGAATTCGTGCTGTACATCGATCCCTCATGGAAAAGCAAGAAGTCCAACGATACGAAGGCGGCAAAGCTCTGGGGCAAGCACAAGACCAACCTGTGGCACCTGCGCGCTTTCGTGCGCAAGGCTTCCGTCGCGGAACTCGTCCGATGGTGCTACGACCTGTACGAGTGGAGCATGGAAGTTGGCATTGCCATACGCTTTGCCATGGAGGCGAGTTTCATGCAGGACATTATCCTTGACGACTTTACCGTTGAGGGTAATCTTCGGGACTTCCAGCTGCCCATTACGGGTGACACGCGCAAGAAGCCGGACAAGTTCCAGCGCGTCGAGGCCATCAGTCCGCTCTGGGAGCGTGGTTTTGTCTATTATGACATCTCGCAGAAAGAAGATCCGGACATGCAGGCAGGTATCGAACAGACACTCGCTTTCGAGAAGGGCATGGCCGGCAATGATGATGCACCCGATGCAGACGAAGGAGCCATCTATATTCTCCAGAAAAATACGAGACAACAAATTTACAAGCCGAGGTTCGGCGCACGGCCGACCTCCAAAAATATTTGGTAAAATGAAGAAACTGATCAAAAGAATTATTTTCGCGTGGCACTATAGGCGAGCAGTGAAGAAAGCCGTTGCCTTTTACGAACAAACTGGCAGGAAATATTACGTCATCCATTTGAACGGAAAGCTCAAGGTCGTTGCCAAGAAAGATATCCGTCTGCTCATTGCCCGTCACCGGTTCCGTAAGGGAATTAAGGTGACAGATATAGAGAATAGGGCGTTATTCATCACAAAATAAGGAGGTAATATATGTTTATCACGGAAGAAGACTATCGCGTAGTTATCGGCGAGACTGCCCTTAAAGTGATATCGCAGGTGTCCGAAGACAACAGGCGGGGAGCAGAGTGCGAAGCACAGGAAGAGATCGCAGGATACCTCCGTTCCAAATATGACACGGCTGCTATCTTTGCAGCGGAAGGTTCCCACCGCAACAGACTTGTCGTCATGTATGCCTGCGACATGGCGCTTTATCACATGTCTGCCGCTATGCCCCAAAAGATGGGCACGGATATACGTAAGGAACGATATGAGCGTGCCATCAAATGGCTCGAGGGGGTGCAGGCGGGCAGGGTTATTCCCGACCTGCCTGCTACAAGGGCGGAAGATGGCAGCGAAGCGGGAAGTACGATCGTATATAATTCGCAACGGCCGTTAAGGCATAACTGGTAAAACTATGGGTAATTTGATAGATAATATAAAAAATATGTTCTTAGGCACGCCGGAAAATATGTTGCATACGGCATACGGCGACTTCAACCTCGCTAAGGAGAAAGATGTACGGCGGCTGAAGAAAGTGGTCATACAGCTGAACCGAGAGACCGATGCCCTTACACGTAAGGACATCGCCGATTGGCGTAATGCGTGGCAGCTGGCCATCAACATCGACTTTCCCGACCGACGGCCCCTGTACGACATATACCGCGATGTGGAAATAGACCTTCACCTCTCGGGCTGTATCGAGCAGCGAAAGGGATTTGTCAAGGCACGGACTTTCAAACTTACCGATGGAAAGGGAAAGGAAGTAAAAGAGGCGATGCGCTACTTCGACAAGGAGTGGTTCAAGCAGCTCATCTCCTATATTCTCGACTCACTTTACTGGGGGCATTCGCTCGTGGAACTCGGTAATGTTCTCACGGACGACGAGGGAATGCCGTATTATGATGGGGTGACGCTCATCCCCCGAAAACACGTAATTCCGGAATACCATCGCGTGGTGACCGGTACGTACGAAAATTGGCAGTCGGGGATCAACTACCACGAGGAGCCTTTTTCTCCGTGGCTTATTGAAGCAGGACAGCCCGACAGTCTCGGTATGTTTCTTAAGGCTGCCCTTCAGACTATTCCGAAAAAAAACATGCTGGCTTTTTGGGATACTTTCGGCGAGATATTCGGCATGCCCATGCGTATCGCACGCACCTCGTCGCGTGACCAGAAGGATATCGACAAGCTCGACCGCATGCTGCAGAACAGCGGAACGAAGCTCACGGCAGTCATGGGGATGGATACCGAGATACAGTTCATAGAGACGGGTAAGAACGACTCGTACAACGTCTATGATAAACGTATAAACCGCGCCAACTCCGAACTCTCGAAGCTCGTCATCGGACAGACCATGACCATTGAAAACGGCTCTTCGCTTTCGCAAAGCGAAACGCATCTCAAGGTGTTTCAAAACCTCATCGAGAGCGACTGCGACATGCTGCGCGACATTATCAATAACCAACTGCTGCCGCGTATGGTACGGCACGGTTTCCCGCTTGTGGGGCTGCGCTTCGACTGGGACTATTCCACGGATTATACTCCGGAGCAACAGGTGGCATACGAAACCATGCTTATTAATGCCTTTGATGTCGATCCTGCTTACTTCACCGAAAAATACGGCGTACCCTGCAACAAGTGCAAGGATAATAGTTCCTCCCCTCTCTATCGAAAGATGGAAAAAAATGAGAATGGGCCGTCCTCTTTTTTCGACTAAGCCCCACCGACTACGTGGGGCTGCACCGAAGATACGGCAAGCTTATGGGGCATTCCGCGCAACTACATAAGGACTCGCTGCCGGAAGAGATACGACGCCGGCTATCCTCTCTCTTCAACAGTATGATGCAGGTACTGTTTTCCGAGCAGAGCTCCACCCTGAAGATCGATATATTAGCGACACCGCCGGTGCAACAGTTCATCGAGCAGCATACCTCCATGCTCGATGCTTCGTTTAAAGAAGTAAAGATGTCGGACATCATGCGCCAGCGTCTGCAGCGGTCGGATTATATTTTTTCAGGTATGAAAACGTTTCATGAGCTCAATGAGGCGTTTCCCTCGCTGCTCGATGAGAATGGCAATAGAAAATCGTTCGAACGGTTTTTAAACGATGTTCGAAAGATCGACGAGACCTATAATTCCAACTACCTGCATTCTGAGTATAACTTCGTACAGGCATCCGCAGAAATGGCAGCCAAATGGGAGCGTTTCATGGAAGACGGCGATCGTTATAATCTGCAGTATCGTACGGCCGGCGACGATAGGGTGCGTCCCGAACATGCCGACTTGAACCGCATCACATTGCCTATCACGGATGCGTTTTGGGAGTCCTACTACCCGCCCAACGGGTGGAACTGCCGCTGCACGGTCGTACAGGTGCGCAAGTCAAAATATCCCGTCACGCCGCACGACGAGGCAATGGCGCTCGGAGAGGGTGCCCTGCAAAAAGACAGCAATGGGATGTTCCGGTTTAACTCGGGAAAAGAGGGGAAGACGGTGCCCGATCACAACCCGTACACGATCAGCAAATGCAGCACATGTCCCATTGCCAAGAATAATGGAGGCAAGGAAAATCTGATATATGACATTCCCGATAATGAACTTTGCGCAGCATGCCGTATTGTAAGAGCGATGGCGAAGGCCAATGCCAAACAGACGAGGAAGGCGGCCAAATTCTTACAGGGGAAAACAATCGAAAATACGGAGTTCCCACATAAAGTGCGAATTACAGGGCAAACCCTTAAAGAATGGACAAATCAGCCTCACCGCTTATTTTCTGCAAAAAATCGCTTGCTGCTGAATATTGAAAATGCCTTCCCCCTCATGCGATATATGGGTACCGCCGATAACAATAAAGGTATTCAAAGAGTTGTACAGTCGCACCTGTTCGAAGTTACTTTGCAAGGACAGAAGAGTCTTGTCATCATTAGGGAATATGACTGGGGAGAATTCGTCCTGCACAGTATTTCAGATAGTAAGGAGCTGTATAAATACATAAAAAAGAAATAGCATAAGGAGCAATCTTCCGGAACTACAATCCGGCACTGAACTCCAAATGCCATTTCTTCTATGGCAAAAATAGGTATAATTTTCGAAATAACAAATAAAAAGGGAAAGTTTTTTAGAGAAATAACAAATAAAATCGTTTTTATCTCATCAAAATGTCATGCTGGGAAATAGAAAAATACCCCCGACCTGTTAATTCGTCGTCTCACTTACTTATTAACCAAAAACGCTCGGAGCGCACGGCCGGGGGCAATACCCTTGTTCGCGCTTCGAGCAATTTTATAAATAAGTGAGACGATGCAAAGATATAAATTATATTGGAAATGAAGATCATTGAGATATTGAAATTTAACAGGGAGCTGATAAAAAGATTGAAAGATACCGGTATTAGATTGGAGGATGCAGACTATATCGATTTGTATTCGGAATACTGTAAACTACGCACTGCCGGCGAAAAAGTGTCCTATATCGTGGCGGTATTATCGGATAGATATGCTGTCAGTGAACGTAAGGTGTATAGCTTGATAAAGAGATTTCAGACCGACTGCAAGATACATACAGCTTAATCAGGCTCGTTCTTTCTTCTGGCAAAAGAGAAATAAAGAACTTTACCGCCGTTATGAGAAAAATGTATTTATCGGCGCCACTCCCTTTCGTTGGGCAGAAGCGCATGTTTGCCAAAGAGTTTATAAAAGTATTAGATCGTTTTTCTGATGGAACGACCTTCGTCGATCTATTTGGCGGGAGCGGGTTGCTCTCGCATATAACAAAATGCAGGAAACCGAATTCGACGGTCGTGTATAACGATTTCGATAACTACAGAAAGAGAATAGAGAATATTCCCGTCACCAATGCCTTACTGTCTGATCTAAGAAAGATCGTTCGGGATATCCCGCGCAAAAAACGCATTACAGGCGAGACACGGGAGAAGGTATTAGCGTGTTTAAAAAGATATTTGCAACAATATGGTTATGTAGATTTTATCACGATATCTTCATCTATTTTATTCTCAATGAAATATGTCACGATTTTTGAAGATGTTGGTAAGGAGACTTTGTACAATAATATTCGAATGAATGATTATCCCCCATGTTCCGACTACTTGGATGGTTTACAGGTCGTTTGCTGCGACTACAAAAATTTGTACGATAAATACAAGGATATGCCCAAAGTCGTATTCTTGATCGATCCGCCTTATTTGAACACGGAGGTCGGTACTTATAATATGTATTGGAAATTACCCGACTACCTTGATGTCCTTAAGATTTTACAAGGGTGTTCTTTCGTATATTTTACTTCCGATAAGTCTTCCATTATCGAATTATGCGAATGGATGGAAAAGAATAAGGAGACGGGCAACCCATTTAAGAACTGTAGTATCGCGTCTGTCAATGCACATGTGAACCATAATGCCGGATACACGGATATGATGCTTTATACCGTTTAAAAACAACAGGCCCGCCTCTTCTTGTAAGGAGACGGGCTTCGCAATATTTTACCGAACAACTTTATGTTAATCCAGCCTTTTGATCGCCACACACTGATATATTTCTATGTTTTCCACGATATCTTCGTGGTTATGATTCGTTTGACTCTCCACTAAATCGAATTGAAGATAAGTCGCACCTGCCTCACAGGTCAGCGTCTTGTGTATCTCGTCCAGTAGATCGAATACTTCCAAGGATTTTTCTTTAAACCGGCTTTCTTCCGATACGTCCCCTTCCCAATCCGTCACGACATGTAGCTTGACGAGAGGTTCGGCGCGGTATTCATGTCCGGGAACGATAGCATTCCACCGTATCGGACAAAACTCGACGAATACAGCAGGACGTGCCCAGTTAGCCTCCTGTTCTATAAACTCCACATTATGGTTCCATAGATCAATGTATCTAATGGCACCGTCATTTACCTCTTTGAGCTTTTTGCAAAGCATACCGTACAATTCTTTTCTCATGTGTTTTTTATTTTAAAATCAAAATTGTTTCTAAAATCCGCACTTCCGAAATATTCCCGAAGGTTCTCCTCTATAATCTCGCGAACAATCCGCTCCACTTCCGGAGCTGCCCCCAAGAAACGCCGGCGGGGTATACGGATAGCCTTACCGACATGCATCAGCGCCAGCACTTTCCAAAAATCCGCCTCGCTTTCCAAGCACGCATTCTTCTTTGTTTTTCGCAGGCTGCCGTCTTTCTTGCGCTCGAAGGTTCCCGATGCCTCGCGATATTTGCCCCAGAAGAAATGTTTCATTTTGGCCGTTACGACGATCTCACCGCCGTTATTGTGTATGCCGGAGTAGGGCAAAGAGCTGCTGAACACGACGCTTTTCTCTGTAGTACGGCTGGTGATGCTCCTGCGCAGCGTGCCGCTGTCTACAAGTATATTTCTGTCCGGACGAATTGGACTCCGGCGGCGTTGCCATGCCTCACTGAAAAATGCCTCACGTTCGAAGTTCTGATCGAATTCATCCTTCAGATCTACCTGAATATCTTTCAGGATATTCCTGATAACTTTACCTACGTCTGCTTTCATTCTTCCTTAAAATCCAAATATGTTTGGGTATCTTCCGGCATTTCGTTAGCTGGATCTGCGGAGGCTTTCAGCAAGTAGTAGAATGTCCGCTCGCTAATACCGTAAACAGGATATATGTACCGACGCCATATCTCCCTGTTCGGAATGCCGAGTCTGACGTATCGGTCATATATCCTATTGATGTCGGCTACCCGTTTTTTGTAACTCACTCCGTGCCGGTGCCTCATCGTGTTATTTTTTTGTCGGTTTACAATCGTTCTTTATAGGGGCGTATGTCGAGGCTCATCTTGCAACTCACCAGCACCCTGCCGCTTCCCTCACACTGGGGACACCGGACGCGTGTCTGTGTCCCGCCTATGCTTGACTTCTGAAAGCCTGTACCGTAGCATTCACGGCACAAGGCTACCTTGGGCGACTTATTCACTTCTCTGCTCATACGCCGGTGTCCTCCTTCTTGGGTTCTACGTAGAAAGTCTCGTCCTGCATTACTTGGATGCCACACTCTTCCATCTGCTCACGAAGGGGACGATAGCCACGGTTGTTCAGGTCACCACCACCAAGCATGACTTCCACGTCCCGGTCTGCAAGCAGCTTGTCCTTGGCGATCTCCTCCGTCTGGCGGATATAGCCGGGCAGGAAACTCTTTACAAGGTTCAACGCACTTGCCCAAGTAAAGCCTTTCAGCGTCTTCAGCTTCGGGGTGCCGGTGCGGAAGCCTATCGTGCCGTGCGCCATGTCTAAACTCTTCTTCTTGGCAAAGAGTTCTGTCTGGTTCTCGGTCGCAAAGGCCTGCAGCGTATCAAACGCCTGTTCTTTCTCAGCGGTGAGCGTCGCCAGTTTGTCGGCATACTTCTCGCGGATCTTCGCACACTGTAGCTCGATGTCCGCGTTGATTTTGTTGATACTTGCATCTGCCTTGGCATAGGTGCCAAAGGCTTCATCGGCGGCCTCTCTGCTTACGCCGGTGATGATTACTTTCTTTTTTCTTGTTGCCATGTCTTTTCTTTTTTATGGGTTGTTAAACAAATTTGTGCTCCATCGCACGCTTTACAAAATCTCTTGGTGTCATATTCATTAACTTTCTGCTATATTGCCAATAGGGATATAGACAAATGAGGTTGCACTCTTCTTCTCTTCCCGTCGTGGTTTCAGGCCGCCCTTACGCTCGATCGTCCGCAGTTTTACAGCTAAGGCCTCGAGCTCCTCGCCGTCGATCTTGCGGAACGGCTTACCGGCAAGCCGCGGGTGCATGCAGAAATCATCCACACGCGCCCAGTCGGTGGTATCCACGCCCAAGCGCTGCATGAGCTTCAAGCACACGCTGCGACGTTGTTTGAGCTCTGCATACCGTGCCTGCCTGATTTTCTCTCGGGTACTCATACCAGTAAGGTCTTCAAGAGCGGAGCAGAGGGCATCGTATTCTATGCGGCGTATCTCGCGCAGACTCTCCGTCCTGCCGTTCGTGTATTGCGAAACGACGCTTTTCTTAAACTCCTCGCGTTGATCGTTATCTCCAAAGGAGAGATATCGCAGCAGCCCATAGAAGCGGGCGAAATTGGTTACTTCCTGCATAGCTGTTATTCTTTAGCGTATTACGGCGGCATAATTGCCCCATAGTAGCTCTTCTTTCCAGTCTTTATAATTCTTACGGGCATTTGCCACGGCTTCCGGCAGCGTGCCCTTGATATCGTTCACCCCGAACAGCGGGATACCGTTCACACAGGCAAAGAGCTCGCCATTGAATTCCATCACCTGCACAGCCTGCCGTGCCTCTGCGTCGAGTAGCGCCTGACGCTTCGCCTCGATGCGTGCCGCATGCTCTTCGTGCCACACCTGAAGGCGTTTTCTGATTGTTTCGAAAAAATTGTTCATAACTTTGTAATTTTAATCTATGATCGTATATTTTATTAAATCGTTGCAATAAATAGAAAAACCTCTCTTCTGACCTTCACGTATAGCAACCACACGTGCATTCCCTAAGTACCCAAATAATTTTTGTTGATACCGATCTAATACTTTATATCTTCTCTTATCTTTTTCTATTGTCATTCCTACACGAACCGGCATGCCGGATGAGTCGACTAAATATTTATCTAAGAAAGCATCCTTTAACTTCTCGATTTTTATTTTCAACGGTAGTATTTCCCGCTTCTCTATTGCTTCTATTTCCTTATATATTTTAGATACAGATGCGGTTAGTATCTCTGCGTCTTTTCTACGTTCTATCTCATCCATTTTAATTTTATTTTAAATTATCTCAAAACAAACTCAATTGATCTCCGGGCTGTCTTACTATCTTCCAACTGCAACCGCAACAGCCAATCGGGTTTGTCGTTCGGTGTCATCGAATAATACTTTAACTTTTTCATATCTTTAGCGTTTTCCTATTGTTTGAACTCCGGAAGAACTCCGAGATATAAGTATCTGTTGTCTTCTGTTTTGTAGCAGGTGCAATAAAACAATACATTGTCTTCCGATTTAATAGCATCTCCACCCTGAACGAAGTCGCAAGAGCAGTAATAAGGAGGGACGATTTCGCCGATATAGTTACACAAATCTTCACTTATCCAATCACCGGGACGCAGGAACTCGTCTAAGTTCTTTCCTGATTTTTCCCATTGCTTCAATGTCTTTATTGTCTGCTTCATATTTTTTTACCATTTTATTTTTCTACTTTCAAAACAAATACAACTGGTCTCCTTTTTGTCGCACTATCTCTATCCATGACTCGTCAGGAACGTTAATGTGGTGTAGCGTTTCAGGGTCCAGCGGACCAAATACAAACCCACCTTCACCTATCATATACTTTGATGGAGCTTCTATCAGTTTTGCCCAGACATGCAAATGAGGACGTCGAGGTTCTTCCGGTTTGCCGGTGATGACCGCGGGCTTTCCGCAGGTGCAGCCTTCGAGAAAACTCGTTACCTGATAAAGTCGCCCTTTGTAACACTCATCGTGTCCAACCCATCGTATCTTGAATTTGTCGCCTATTTGTATCATTTACTTGCCCTCCATTCAATGGTTACCACTGCGTCGAGCCTGCCACTGCCCTTGCATATCGGACACTCCTGCTTGTAGCGTTCCTGCCAACCATCTTCCTGCCAGTGGTAGCCGTTGCCTTGGCAGTAGGAGCACTTGTGCCCCCGGCTCTCAATCCGGTCTGTCATGTGTCCGCCCGGGCTTATCAGCCCCGGAGCTATTTCAATAATTCGTCTTTCCTTACTCATGCTCACTGTATTTCTAATTGTACATGGAAATGAAACTCTCTGCACAGGCGTTTCACCTGTATAATCTTAAAAGGCTCACCGTAAAAAGAGAAGAATATTGTTCTCTCCCGTGTCTGTACCCTCACGCCCTTCTTCCGTAACCTGTACAGCAGGTTGTCTCGCTTACTTGCCATAGTTATAGATTGTTACTCGTTTTCAAAATACCCTCTTTCCACACCACGTAATGATTGCCGGCTTCGCCGATCGAGCGGCCAAGGCAGTAAGCCTTGTAACCCATTACACGCACTTTCATGTCGCAGATGTATTTAAGCCGGCGTGCCGGTTTGCCCGTGGGCTCGCTTTTATCCTCCTGACTGATGAAGATAAAGCACTTACGACTGAACCGCTTCATCAATGCCACGGCGATGGGATAAGTCCAGCCGAAATCGTCACAGCCCACCTGAAAGGAGTCCACGATAACGAATTTCGGCGATTTAGGCTTGGCAAGGCGCTCGGCAAGCTCCTCTATCGACTCGTCGGTTACAACCCGGAAGCGGCCCTGCACCTCATACATGTTCAGATAGCCCATGCGGCGCTGGAAAGTCTGATTCACCCGCTCCTCATAACTCATATAGAGGACAGGTCCGTATTTGCACAGTTCCTTGCCCAGCTGCATCACGAAAGAGCTCTTGCCTTGTGCGCTCGCACCGCTGATGAACCATGAGGCGTTCTCGGCGGGGAAGCCGAACGGACCGCTCCACAGTTCACCCCACGGCAGCGTTACCCACTTCCGGGCGGCAACTTCTTTCGGACTGTACGCTCGTTTTGACATAGTTACTTTTTCAGAACCTCTATCAATTTATCGGCAGCAACTGCTGATAACCATGCCGCAGCTTCCAGAATATCTCCCATAGACTCATCTCCATGCATTTTAGCTTGGCTACACGCCATAACATAATAGTCTTTTGCAATCTCATACCTGCGCTGTTCCCAATTTATCTCATTAGCATTTGCCGTTTCTATTTTTTTCTTCATATCATACTCCTTTCTTTATTTTTTCAATCTCTGTGTAAACTCGTCTCAGTCCACCACCGCTCTTGCGTACTATCTGACCGATGTCCGTACCTTCGGGTGCATTCACCTTAGCCACAACTCTTGCCTGCTCCTTGAGAAAGTGTTCGCGTTCCTTTCCGTCATCAGGCGTTACCTTGCTGTATCGGTCGCCATAGCGTGAGAGCATCTCGGTATAGCCCACTTTCTTGCATTCTATCGAGCGGTTGATTTTCTCCTTCAGTCCGTCGGCACCCATCATGTACCATGCGCAGCAGCGTTCGGTGGCATTCCACAAGGCTTTGAGTTCCAAGAAAGCCTCGTATTGCAGGTCGCCGGCTTCGTCTAAGATGATGAGCGGCGTGTCGATGCTGCGTAGGTAATACACAAGGTCATCATACACATCTGAATATCTGCCTTTGCTATCAACACCAAACTCACTTGCCACTTTTCTGATGAGCTTCAACTTCGTCTTTACCTGCGAACAGTCGATGTACACGGCATTCTTATGTGTCTGTACATAGTAACGTGCGGTAAAGGTCTTACCAATGTTGGGCATGTCGCACATGATGCCACTAAGGCTTGACTGCTGCGAGAACTCCAGCTGGGCGGTGATATACTCGTAGGTGGCGGTCTTGGCAGGCTTCCACTCTATCTCGCCCCTGAGACTCACACCAAGTCTCCGGGCTATGCCTATCCAGTTAGCATCACTGAGAGCCTTGTCTGTCTGCCCATTCTTAATGCTACTATACACTGAGGTGCTGATACCGAGGCTTGCCGCATGTTTGGCGTCGCTCGGATAGTTGGCGCGGTTCTGCTTCACCGCCTCCAGTATTCTTTGTTTCTGAACTTCTGTAATCATAATCTCACACTTATTTTAATGTTATTCTAATAGTCTCCTAATGCCATTTTGCCGTAATCAACACTTGGTGTATAGTCAAAATCCTCTTCCGGCATTTCTAATTGTGGCAATTCGAGGGATTCTTCTTCCACTGGCGCATCTTTATGGACAGCCATCTTGCCCACCTTGGCAATGACATTGTCGCGCAGGTACTTGTCGAAACGTGCTACATACTTCCGTTGCTCAATGAACGCTTCCTTGTCCGCCTCTGTCTGTTCCGCCATCACACGGTTGTAGGTTATAATGCGGTGCAGCTTGTCGATGTATTTGTCGCCTTGGTAGAGGAATATGTCCGTGGGCTTTCCCTCATCATCAGGCAGGTAGTAGGCGGTTACCTTATAGTTGTTCGGTGCAAGTCGTTCCAATACCTCGGGACCGCTTATCCACCAGTCCTCATGTGCTACCCTTACAGTCGAATTCCTGCGAACGCTTGTTTCCACACGCTCACCGATGTAGCGGCTTAGTGTCAGCTTGTCCAAGGGGCGGAGCGTGGGGTTAAGTCTTGCCACAAGCACGTCCCAGCGGCTCATGCCGGAATATTTCTTTTGATTAGGATGCGGCATGTGGTTCCACTCGTCACAATCCCGGCGGTCATCGGCTACGAGCTCCTCGAAGGTGTAATACTTCTTGTCCTCCCATGTATGATTGTCGCTATCGCTCACCTTCTTCTGGAAAACACGACGTGCACCCTTGTTGTGCCAGCGGCCGATGCCATCGTGGTTTTTGTGAGCCACCGTGGTCTTGAATGCACCGTTCAGTGCCTCGGCATATTTTTCCTGTGAGTTCTGCGGCGCACAGAAATAAACGTTCTTGAACACTTCCCCGGCTTTCAGAAAACCCTCTTTATACTTGCTCATCAGGTGCTGCTCTACTTCGATGCCTGCCGGCATACCCCAGCCATGTTTCTCTATCAGCCGGAACATATCTCTAAAGCATTCAACAACAAGACTCTCGTCCTTTTTCCGCCCGTGGGCAATCCCCACACGGCACTGACTCACCACGTCATAGATATAATAGGCATGCACGTATTCATTCCCTTTCATGCGGCGTGGCAAATCCACGTCATCCGCCGTGAGTTGAGAGAATGAAAAATCGCCGCTGTGGCGGTGCATGTACGGCATATCCTCATGGTAGAATGCGTCCCAGCTCTTCAATGCCTTGGCTATCCTGAGCTTGTTGTTTGGTTTATTCAAAATATTCCTGATGGTGCTTTCGCTCAGTTCCTTGGGCTCTCCGTTCTTGTCCGTGAAGTCGTCTGGATTGAACAGCTCGCCGGTATCCAAGTCCCACACATCAAGCTCACCGCATAGGAACTCTATGTACATCTTGTGTACATCGCTGCCGTAAGGTTTGTTAGGCAGCACATAGATACTCAGAATGAGCTGCTCGGTCTTGAAGTCCACCTTGCGGCGGTGCTGGTTTCCGAACTTGCCGCTGATTAAGCTGATATATCCATCATGCTTATATTGGTTCACTTTCTTCCTGAAGCGCAGCGTGCTCTCCGGGAGCGTATGCCCCAGCTGCTCGCGCAATATCTTTATCGCCGTGGCCATCTTGTCCCAGTCATACCGCTCACCCATCGTGCGCTTGATGGCTTTTGTATTTTCGTATAGCCGGAGGCAAGTGTTCAGCACCGAGGCGTTGATGATGTATTCATGCTTCTTGTCATCTTTGAGGTCAAGACCGGTATTGCTGCGGTCGTTATAGAAAGCCACCGCCTCCTGATCCAGCTCGTAGTTCGACATAAACCAGCCGGTGAGTATCACTTCGACGCCGTCGCCGTATTTCTCCTCGACAGCCTCCTTGTATTTGGTCGGCAAGCTGTCTACAGCAATCAGAGCATAACAGCCACTTGCACCACCACCACGGCGGGCAACGTCAATGCGCCCGCGTGCTGCCAATTGCTTATAGTTGGCTACGCTGACTATTCCGCTGTCCACAAATTCGTGGTAGGATATGCAGAGTTTCTTGCCGTAATATTCCATCCGTTGCCTCCTTTACCTTAGCGTTGAAGCCCAGTCCTGAATGCCCTGAATGTCGCTCGTCATCACGTTGTCAAAGTGACGTACCTTCTCGCCATTTTTGAACACGTCACACACGGGTTCCATCTTTGAAAACTCCAACAAAATACTACCAGTAATATAGTAGCGCATATAGCCGTCTGCGTCGTGTAGAACTTCTGTCTCAGGTGCCTCTACCATCACGATACCACCACGTTCCAAGGCCACCTTGCGTACCTTCTTGGCAAGATCATTACCCGCACTCATATTCTCAAAATGGGTAGCATTAAAAATGGTACGTTCGGTAATACCGAATGCTTTCGCAATGAACTCGCGGTCTGCTTTCTGAATGTGAATGTACTTTTTCATAATCTCACTTTTTAAATTATTAAATATTGTAGGCGGTGGGGAATTGAACCCCGTTGCTCCCTCAAATGTCCACTACCATTCGGACGTAGCCGCCTTCATGTTATCATATAATTTACTCTTTATGTTCAGAAATCAACTTCATCTATCAAGTGCCTGTCTGCGCATAAATCAACAATTCCCAATACCTTATTGGTCATGCTTCCTGTTGGGTAAATATGACTGCTGAAACGGTATTTCACGTGATTGTAATAATAATAGCGACTTTCACTTTTGCTGCTATGAATACATCGTACATTTTGTTCAATCAAAAACGCCTCAAAGGCATTTACCTTTTCACGTAAGCGTTTTAACTCATTAGATAAAGATTCTTGCTCTTTCACAAAAACAGCAAGTGCCGTGAGGACAGGCATGTTCCCGAATGCATCTCGGTAAGCTCTGTTTTTCTTCAATTTAAAGTTTTTGCCTACTGTCTTTGTATATCTTTGCTTAAACAACAATGTTTGATTCATAGATTTGATTTAACCGTGATGTCGAGGGCTTAGAAGTTGTTTTACGATGAGTTTAAGTATTCTTTATATTCGGTTTTTTGCGCTTCCGTGAGATCGGAGTAGCCTTCCATGTAATCTTTTATCATATTTTTTGCCCATCATGCCGATACCGAAGCGTTAAGTTTATTGTATTTTTTAATTAAACATTCTTGTTTCTCGCCCCTTTTTTGTATTTTTGGCGCGCGTTCCAAATGGAATACGATGCAAAGATAAACAAGATATTTCGATTATGCAAGAAAATAGACAAGAAAAATCGCTGATAAAGCAAAATATCTCGCTTTATCTTACAAAAAAGGGGATTTCTGATTACGAATACTACAAGAAATCGGGTACAACAAGAGGCATACTTGGTCAGAATAATGGGATTAGCGAAGAAAATATAACAAGATTTCTCGCTTACGCTCCAGATGTAAACCACGAATGGCTTCTCACTGGTAGGGGAGAGATGCTCAAAACAAAAGGTACTGAAAGCATTCCAGCCACAGAAGAACAGCCTCTTCCTATCTCCAAAGATACAAATAAAATAGCAGATCTGCAAGAAAAAAAAGCAAGAAAATCGCCCAAAGGTATCCCTCTCATCCCTATAGATGCCGTAGCAGGCTTCCCTGCAGCTGGTAGCGAGGGAGTGTATCTCGAGGACTGCGAACGCTACACTATTCCCGAGTTCGAGGCGAAGGGGGCAAACTTTCTTATCCGTGTATCTGGCAACTCTATGGAACCTCTGTACAACAATGGCGATATTATTGCCTGCCGAAAGATCTCCGACATACTTTTCTTTCAATGGGGTGGTATCTACGTTCTCGACACAAGTCAAGGTGCTCTCGTCAAACGAGTGGAAGAGGCAGAAGACGATGACGATTCTATCCTTTGCATCTCCGAAAATCCACGCTTCAAGCCTTTTCACCTTCCCAAGTCCGATATCCACTCCCTCAGCACCATTATCGGGCTCGTCCGTCTCCTCTGAATGTCCCCAAAAGGTACCAAGCGTATTCCCGTCGCCTCTCGTCCTCTCCCTTTTCTCTGCCTCCCCCCCCCTTTATACCCCTAAAAACAGCAAACAGCCTGATATTCCGTTATTTAATAAGGTGTATTTCTAAAAACAGGTGGCATTTTGGGGAGGGCTATCGGCACGAAAAACGTACCTATCGTTAAAAAAGTAGTATCTTCCCCCCCTTGTATCATACCCCCTAAAAACCCACTTTTGTAACCCCACTTTTCTAAAAATGTAACCCCACTTTGTAACCCCACCTGTAACCCCACCCCTACAAAATCGCTGTTTTCGTCCATTTATCGTCTCTCCCTTAAAACCGCATTTGAAGGTCGTTTTTATGCCATTCTCCCGCCGTTCAAATCATGGCGCACACAAAGCCCCTGTACACTCCAAACGCCTGTGAATATAGGCATTCTCCCACGCATAGCAACGAAAAAGGCCACACGCGTAAACGTGCAGCCCACTGTGTGTAAACCTTTCGTCAGCCTCATGTAAACGAAAAGCCCCTCAATGTAAACCAAAATTAAACCTATGTAAACGTTTCGTTTTGTGGAGTCTCAACCATCAAAACACACCTAACTCTTTGTAAACTAACTACTTTATCCACTTTTCAGCTCTTCATTATCCTATACGCTTTGTTCTGTGCCCTATATAGACACCCCTTTTCTTCTTCAAATATTTAGACATAACCTTACCAAAATCAACATCTGACTTAATACTCTCCATGTATTCTTCAGACATCGTATCAAATGGATTCCACTCTTCTTTCTTTTCTTCTTTCTTTTTACTCAT